TTATCTACTGCTTTATCCATTCTTACTGCTTGCATATTAGTTTATTATCCTTCTTCATCATAAATACGTTGCTTCACAACATGTTGCAGACAATCCTTAGCCCACATAATGCCTTCTATAACACCAACAGAGTGTTGGTACTCATCATAGCTGGAAGCATTTCCATATGCAAGAGAATTTTTTATGTCCTCTAATCTTTCTTCGTATTTTAAATTTAACTCATCCCAGAAATTCATTATTTATTCTTATTAGCCTCACCAAGAAATTTAGTTAGCATGTCTGCAGCTTTAAGTGTTTTATCTCTATCGATATTAGCTTCTGTTTTAGATAGTTCCAGAAGAGCATCTAGTGCTGCAATAGCTTTCTTAGAGTTCCTGTCCATTTCATTTTCCTCTTTAGTAGAGGTGAGGTTAGCACCTTCCTTGAACATATCCAATTGAATGGACATTTCTTTAAGATCAAGCTCACGGTTTTTATTAGCCGCTGTTGCAGCTTCCTTAGCCATCTGAGTCTGAACTTTCTGTGCCTCTATGCCAAGACGTTGCTGTTCAATCTGAACCATCTGTGCTTCTGGAGAAGCAGCCTGTTGTGACGCAGCCATAGCTTGATTAGCTTGCATAACTTGATCCGCAGCCATAGCGATAACCTGTTCCATAACTCTAGGATCATTAGGATCAATACCAGCTTCAACAGCCTGTGGCCCCTGCTGCTGAATTATACTTTGTGCTACTCCATTAACTTGTTCTTGATACTTCATGATCATATGTTCTTGAATGTTAGCTTGAAGTACAGGAGCAATACGTTGCATCATGGGATTAGCGCCATTCATAGGGTCTTGTAGATAAGATGTTTTTACTTGGACATGAGCATCATGGTTTTGTCCTATGAAAGCTTTAATGGGTATCCCTTTCACTGACGCCTGAATATCACTAACAGGATCAAGAGGAATAGGGTCTGGCTTCTTAGGCATAATCTTATCTAGATTAGGAATGTTAGCCGCAGTTAGGATAGTTTTATTTAGTTCTTCTACATTGAACATACCGGGAGGAGAACTCTGAGAAAGCTGCAAGGCTAATTGAGCCATCATCATGCGGTGTGCAGAAGAAGGGATGTTAGGATCAGAGACAGGAATGATATCAATCCTACCATCAAAATCACTTCTAAAAATATTCAGGGTGCCATTAGGTACATCACAAGTAGATTCTTCTGGTAGATACTCATGGTTAATTCTACCCAAGAGTTTAAATTCTTCGTGCTGTGCTTTATGGATACGTTTATGGATAGCACTGAAGAACTTACTACTGGCTTCTAGCAGCGCCATTGTAGTCCCTACAGGGCCATAGCTTGCAGCATCTGCTACAACCTGTTCAGAAGTATCAGCAAACTTCTGTGCCGTGGCTGTAACGAAGTTGAGCATCTGGAATAATGTTTGAGAAGGTTCTTTATAGGGTAGGTTGATGATCATCTTGGAAAGATCATTACCTGTAGCTTCTACTTCTCTAAACTCTCCCGGTGCAATGGGATCATTATCACCTACAATTCGCATACCCTTAGCCTTGAAACCACCGGGGAGAGTAGCGAACTGTCCTGCATCTACCAAGCTACGCATAGCAGCAGTTGCAGTCATGGTCAAGTTACCAAGGAAGTGGATAAGACCTAAACCATAGAAACCAAAACCGGGAACAAATTTATAGTGGGTGAAGAATAGCTTCTTCTCTTTTCTTTTATCGTCCTTGTTGTAGTTTCTACGGATAGACAAAACCTGCTTTGTTTGTTCTTCGATAGTAACAATATAAGGAAGAGCTATAGCTTCTTCATCGTTAAAGGGTTCAGGTAATTCAAGATAACAATGCTGCTCTAAGACAACAAACTGAGAGTCGTTGTTTCCTGAAGGAGACAATCCCATGATCGTATCCATCTTCTGACTAATAGGAGCAAAGTTAGGAGTTCCTGCTGTAGGTAAATCTATATCAGCGTACATCTCAGAAGCGATATCTCTCTTCATCTCTACTTCAGAGCGGTAGATAACATGAGTATAACGATCTGCTCTTCTAAGATCAGTAGCATAATAAGAAACATAGAACTGATCAATAGGTACAAATTCTGATACTGGTCGATTTAGATTACTATCAAAGTAAATCTTTTTAAAGGCGGAACCTATAAGGGGGAGATGGAAAAGCATTCTCTCGAACTCATCAAAATACTCAGGCATTTGATCTGTTATCTGATAGTTCATAAACTGCTTTACTCTTTGGGCTTGTTCTTCTTTATCTTCAGTCACCTCTCCAATGATCTGAGACTTAACAGGGCCAGATGCAGGGAATAATTCTTGAGTAGCTTTAGATTGGAACTTAACCGCAGACTCAATAAGAACAGGATGTACTGCTGTACAAGCCCCTTCAAAAGGCTCAGAGGATTCTTCTAGTTTCAAACCTAGTAGATCAAAGCCTCTCTCAAACATGCTCTCCCATTCTGCTCTACTATCTTTATCCGAAGTAAAGTTTTCGTGTACCTTAGCAGCAATGTCGTCTAGTACGTCATCATCAAGATCATCTACTAGGTTCCTGTAGAACTCCTCTTCGGTTTCTTCTATCTGTTCTTCAGATAAACCTTCATCTTTATTTGTTTTAAATTCTACTATCACTCCACCATCTTCAGGATCGTATTCGATACTGGTATTCTCATCACCTGTCTCAGCTTCAATCTCAATAGAGATTTGTGTCTCAGGGATAGGATCAAATGGGTTACGTTCAGTTGCCATATTTATATAGTCCTTAATGTTTAATTATATGGAGAGAATGGCGCATTTTAACATTACACTCGCCAATATGCAACCCTCTTCTTTTTCCTACTTACGTCATCTTCATCCCAGTTAGGATCATCAGGGTGTTCCATGCGCCAACTATCCTTAACGTAATGGATAGCCATCGTCATTGCATCTACCTGATCATCGTGCCTACCATAGGGGAACATGATAGCTTCTTCGTATAGCTCATTAGCCCAAGCCTTACCTTTTGGAATCCACACTCTACCCGCTTCCATAAGGGGAGAAGCAGAATATACTCTGGATACCTTGTCCTTGTCGGGCATGTATTCTAATACTGGTAGTCCACTTCTTCTCATATCTTGAATGAGAGATTGACCACTAGCCTTCTTCTCCACTAAGCAAATATCTGGTCTATGCTTCTGGTATTCTTGTTGTGCTATTCTTCTTAAATCTGGGTATTCAAATCTTCCTCTTGCTTGCCCAAGAAGAATAAGATTACTAGCTCCTTGTTCATCTCCATCTCCTCTATCATCTTGGAAATGAAACACACCCCATGTTTGTATAACGGAGAAATCAGCAGTTGTCTTAGTCGAGAAAGCAGTATCGTAAGTTTGTAGTATGAAATCACAGACAGGTGGTTCTGGGTGTTCCCACTTCTTCATCCAGTTCTTTTTTATTATACTGCCTTCATCTGGAGTAGGGTTCTGCATGTACAGACTTTCCCAGTACTTAGCTCCGTTGGTAGCCTTGATCTCTGCTTCATCTATTCGTAATACTTCGTCAGTCTTCCACTCAGGGAAATAACTGGACCCTTCAGGCAATCCTAAAAGTTTACTTGCTTTCTCATCTAACCAAGCAGGAATAGTAATTACATTCCAACGCATCTTGGTTTCTATGTCAAACTCATCCTGTTGTTTTAATAACCAACCACATAAATCATCGTAATGATATCTTGTGTTGATAATAATAATTGATCCGTTAGGCATGATACGAGTTCGTAAACCTGATGGATACCACTGCTTAATGTATCTACGTCCTGCGTCAGAAAAGCTATCCTCTTCCGACATCACATCGTCTAGGATAGCCATATGTGCTCCACGACCTGCTATCTGTGAGCGTACACCCGCAGCATAGTAAGAACCATTCAGGTTAGTCTTCCACTTCCCTGCTGCCCTGACATCCTGCCTTAGCATTACACCGGGGAATACAGAAGAAAACTTCTCTTGGTTTACTAAATCTCTTACTGACCTACCGAAGTCACTAGATAGCTGGTCAGAGTGGGAGACAGTCAGTACTTCATGGTTAGGATTTCTGCCTATATACCAAGCAGGAAATAACTTTGAGCAGATAACCGACTTAGAGGAACGAGGAGGAAGAAAAACCATTAACCTTTTTATTTTTCCTTCTACTACCTGCTGTAGTTTATCAGATATAAGTTCTATGTGTCTGCCCATCTTCCAATCAGAGACAAGAGTAGGAGCCATCGCTCTTACAAAGGTAAGAAAATCATCCTTTGATTGTCTGTCTACTAATGTCTCTAGGTTATTTTTTACATTGGAAAGTATATTATATGTTATATCTTCGTCTGAAGGCATACCTTCTTTATTATTATTATTATTATTATCGTCATCGTCAACTGTTACCGTAGACATTAAAATACTTCTCCCTCTCTTCCTTTATTATTATTATTATTAATATGAAGATGTTAAAGAACATAACCCCCTTGATGGGATACATTCTACTCTTTGTTTTCTTTTTCCGCAACCCTGAATAGATAAAAAAGAAGAAGAAATTATTTTATATTAGCTATTGCGTATTATAATTTGTGTGTTACCCTATACTATATAGTCTATATAGACTGTATAGTCTATTATAAGATATACTAAGATATAATATATAATATAAATAATAATAATATATATATATATAAACTAAGATAGTCTAATAGGGGAGCGCGGGGGGGAGCCAGATCGAGAAGAAGGGGATG